TATCAGCCAGTTTGGATAAAGCATTAGAGGCAGATGCATACAGCAAATCACCAATTGTGTAGGAAGATTGCCCAGTTCCGCCGTTGGCAGCAGCCAAAACACCAGTAAACGCAGTAATTGTATTTGAGGATACTTTTACAAAGTCAGATCCGTTCCAAGCGCAAACAGCAAATTCCCCGGAAATTATTGTAATTCCAACAGTGGGTGTATCTCCTCGCAGAATAATGCTCTGCGTACTGGATGTTTTGTTAATGACAATATAGATCTTTGACTTTGCGGGAGCAGTAATGGTGCGTGTTGCAGTACCGCCTGCTGTCCAAAGTAGGATGGCTTCCCGCGCTTGGTTGGCTACGTAATCTGTTTTTGAAAGAGTTACATCAGCATCTGCACTTAGCGTTGTAGTTCCAGCAACGGCTGAATCCAAAAGAGAGGTAATAGAGTTGTTAACTGTATCGCCCCATGTTCCAGAAAGTTGTCCGCTAACCGGAAGCGATAAACCAAGGAGTGATGTTGGGTTCTGGGTTGCCATGATTTACCTCTATGACTGATTAATGTTAGTCCACGATGGGGTTTGAGTATTACTTATAGTCGCCCATGAAGGAGATTGAGTATTGTTAACAACTGTCCAAGTCATATTTACACCTGTTAATTTGAACTTCTAATGAGCGCAGTAGTCGAGGTGTTGGCAGGCATTGTAATCAAGAACGTAGTAGTAGAGGTCTTATCTGATCCAAAGTCAAGGACTGCAATAGAACGATTGGCTCTAGTGACGCTATAGATCAAAGCGCAACGCGCCGTTATAGCCCCAGTCCAACTTACATTTGCCCAATTAACGTATGCCGTATAGCCCGAAGAACTTAAAGTAACCCCGGTCAGCGGTTTGCCGCCTGTTGTATACGCAGATGATGAAGCTACTTGCCCCGCCAAAGAAGTAGAGTATGCAGTGGTAGCTTCATTTAGATTGGCGTTACCCGTGTACAAGGCGATGTAAATTGTGTCGTTAAGCAAGTTATGGATGCCCCGATACAACTCTACCTTGAAGCTGGTAGTCTGGGTTTGAACAATAGACATTAGTTCACCGTTACCCTTAGTTGACCACTACGATAAGCATCCTGGCGCTCCAATCCATCACCCAGGCGTTTAGCAAGAGCCAGTGATTCCATGTACTTTTGGTTATATAAAGTAACCATATCTGCTTCGCCCTTCATATAAGTGTAAGCCTCAACAAGAGAGCCATAAAGAAGGACGGTGTCAAAGTTATCGCCCAGCCAAGTTGTAGTGGCCGTAGTAATGGACTCTGGATAATAAAAATAGTGCAATTCAGTAGAGTACGCCGTATCCGGTGTTGGGCCAAGGATTAACGACAATTCTGTTGTTGGTACGCCTGCCGCAATGGTGGGTCCAAACAAAGCATAGTACTTTGGTGTTCCTGTGCTAGTAGGGTTTGGATAAGCCTCACGCATGAAATTAACATCTTTGTTTAGCAAATATGTGTAACTTCCACCGCCTACTGGATAAATAGCCAAAGAGTACGGTGCCAAGAAATCATCCGGGCAAGAAACATACTTGTTGCTGGCTGTGATGGTTCCAGTTACATTTTTCCGTAAACTTGGAAACTGAACTGAGTTATAGATGCGCTGCTCTGCCTGCGTGATAAACGTGTTTATCGCAGTTGTCGGAAACGTATTCTCCGTATAGTCGGAGATCGCTATGACTAGAGCAGCGTAGTTCATGCCATCGGACCTCGTGCCATCGTACCCTTGGTAGCGCAGCCAGTACCGCGGATTTTGATGCCGCTAGTCTTGACTGGCTCATTCCCAGCGGACTTGCTGATTGCGCCAACAGACATATCAAGCGTATCGGTTTTGCTTTTGTTTGGAGGAAAGCCAGGATTTGTTCCAAATTCTTGTGGAGCTTTAGTCATTTTCTTTCCTTGCATCGTATGTGGCTCTGCGTAAACAGCGGCATTGCCAACTTCTTTGCCGCCTTTTTTCATACTGTAAGCCATGATTCAACCCGTTTTTTGGTTAGCTGCACGCGACATATTGCGACCCATACGCATACGGTCTTCCGTAGTAGGACCACCTTTTTTAAGCTTTAGGGTCGTACCCTTGCCACCTTTATGCTCTTGAGCATCGTGCTGCTTAAATGCTTTTTTAATCATGGCTTTGTCTTGAGCCATGTCAGATTTTTCTTTAGCCATAACTTACTCCTATGAAACCGTTACTGTACCAACACTTGTGGTTCCAACCAAGTAATTGGGTGTTAAAACTGAATCAAAACTACTGGCACCGCCAACTGGTTGCCAGCCCCATTGAATGTCCCTGGATCCTCCTGAAGGATATCCCTGGTTGTTAAGACCTGATGTGACATAGGTTACGTCGGGTCTAGGTTGATACACCGCCTGCGGGTCATTGACAGGATACATACCTAATTGAAGTTGTGGCTGGTCTGGGTCCCAACATGCTTCACATACTTTCAACTGGTAGAGTTTAGTCTTTATGACCTCAATCTTCAACCGTTTAAGCTTATAACGCTGGCCGCATCTATCGCACTCAGCAATTGAGTATTTACCTGATGCATAGGGAGATGGCATTACGAACCACCACCAATGTATGAGATCCTTGGAGCTAGGCGTAGTGTAGCTTTTTCACGGTCTTCGCCAGCAGCAAGCTTGTATTGTTCTTCGTAAACTGCTTTTAACATATCCAGGCGACCCTGGAACTCAGGCACCTTCATTGCTATGTAATAAGCAAGACCAGCCGTAACAGCGGGTAGAAACCTAAAATTCATATCGGCCGTGTTACTACCATCACCAGCATCTTGAACCCGGCGCAATCTGTAGTACACAAATTGGTACGTTTGAGATCCATCCGGGGTAGGCCATACTGTAAAGGCTGGTAGCTGCGGAACATAAACAGCAGTTCCAGCCGAATGGGATGCCGCGGTTGTATTATTCTGTCCGCGAAACACTCCGCCCAGCGTATTGCCAGAGATGTACGTGTAATAAATGTCTTCAGAATCAAGGCGTATGTAACCAGCACCAGCAAGTCCAACAACTGTACCAAGTGTTACAGTTGTATCTGTGGAAGAAATGGATGTGCTTAGAGTTGTGCTAGTTGGATTTGTTTGACCCGAAAGGCGCTGTATCCATACTTGAATAGGCCGTCCCTGGATTAGCTTGTTTGGAATAGTTGCATACGTTGATACGCTGATCCGTGTAATGCTTAGATCAGCCTGAGTTGATGCTACGTTTGGCTGCGTGCGGATGACATGGTCTAGCAGGTCAATGGTGTCTGTTGGCAATGCATAGGTATTTAAACCTTGAGTCAAGGTAATCGTACCCGTCTCAATGGTCCACATGTTTAGACCGCGGTTGGCCCACTCAATGGTCATTAGGTTCATAGACCTGCGTGCAGTACGCAAGTCGTAACCAGACCGCATCTCTCGTCCGGCTCTCTCCCAAGCTTCTTCAGCTAGTTCCGTAAACTCAAGATTAAAAGTGGTAGCGCCGGAGGTGGTCATTTTTTAGCCGTCTTTGCAGAGTCAATAAACGCTTGTTTTGTAGGCGCACCTTTGCTGCCAACCTTACGCATTTTCTCATTAGAACCAGCGGCAATCCGCTTTTTCTTTGCGTTAATGTTGGCATACAAACCAACAGGCCCGCCATCGGCGTACTGAGTAAAATCAGTATCGTCGCGGCGTGCTTTTTTAACAGCACTAGGCATTTTGGAGGGGTTGATGTCCCCCATGCCGCGACTTGCTCTCACTTGCGACCCTTTGTCATGCCGCCACCGCACATGATCATAGTTCCACGAGTTTTACCCCGTTGAGCGCAACCATCAGCACGAGCAGAAGCAGATCCGCCTTTAGCCATTTTTTTAACTGGCTCATCAACGGGAGTGCTATCAGGATAGACCACAGGTTTGGATGCGGTCTTTGGTTTAGGCTTAACCGGCTCATCCACCGGCATGTCTTTAGGATATTTAACATCAGCCATTAGCACTTCCCACCTTTCTTCATTGCAATGTTTTTGCCTTGAGTTTTTCCTTTGGTGGCAATGCCGTCAGCACTCTTGTGCCCAGCAGCCAATCCACCACCAGCCATCTTTTTAGTTGCTCCGCCTTTTTTCATCCCTCCAGCCATAGGACCCGTAGCACTCATGGGATTAGGACGAGCAGGAGCAGCCATGCCAGGGCGACTTGCAGCAGCTTTAGCGGCAAGCATCTTCATTACGCGGGGATCAAGTTTTGTAGCCATAGTATTACCACCTTTAGAGAATTTATGACCTTTATCGGCCTTAGTAAAATCTTGCCCCACGGATTGTGGAACTCCTGCTTTCTTGGCAAAGGCTGGACTGTGAGCAACCGCCGCCATGAAATTATGTTGTTTCTTGCTAACTGAAGGCATTTTTCTGGCCTAGCATATTTCCGCCAAACGCTGGTTGTATATTTTGCGCCGGTTGACCCATTTTGCCCAGTTGCGTATTTTGAGTTCCCATAGGTTGTGCAGAACTAAAAGGCGAAGGATCATAGGTTGCCATATACTGAAGAGTATTTTGAGTGCCCATAGGTTGTTGACCCATGCCACCACCATAAGATGTGTTAACTTGCCGAGGTACCAGTGAACTCAACCCAGCCGGTTGCGGAGTTTGCATTGGAGTATTCATACCTTGCAGTTGACCCATTAAGCTTTTTATGTTTTGTTGCGGCTGCAATGGCTGCGGCATTCCAACGGTTGGCATATAGGGCGCTTGAGGCTGCATTGGCTGCTGACCTTGCAGTGGCTCCTGCATATAGTAAGGAATACCTGGCTGCTGCATCCTTTGCTGCTCTTGCATCTGTTGTAGGTATCCTTGAGGATTAGCTGCTACTGCTTGCGGATTAATTCCAGGAGGTAGGTTTGCCAAAATTTTACGAATCATATCTTGACCCATTGGCAGCTGAAATGGATTACGACTCTCTGGAGTCATAATGTCTTCTGGAATAAAAGACGTTGGACTCAGGGGTCTTGTTGGAATTGGTTCTTGTTGCTGAAATGGATTAGGCGGACGCTTACCCATCATCGTTTCTTCTTTTTTAAATTGATTAATAAACTTACGCAAGTTTGGGTCTTGTTTAACCATAGGCGTTGCAGTTGGCGATGGTGCAATGTTGGGCTTTCCACGATTAATGTTTGTCAATTGATCGTAGGGGCTTGTATTTTTTTTAATAGCCTTGTTAATAGCCTCATTTATTTTTGGCGTATATGGATTAGGGGTTGACATAGCCATAATATTTCCTTTATTTGTTCCACCAGTTTGCGAGATGTACTATAAGGCCACCAAGAACACCGGCAGCACCACCAACAGCCATAAGCATCTTCCATCCACCTTTGGCTTCCGCCAATGTAGAGTTTATGCTAGACAGCATCTTTTTAATTTCTTCAATGTCCGTAGCCATTTTATCCATATCAGACTGCAGATGTGCAATGTCTGAGGCATGAGTAGCTAGTTCACGAGCGGTTTGTATTGGGTCTTCCATATCAACATTTCCATCGTGCTAGAGATGCAGCCTTGCGTGTAGGCTTACCCTTCTCATCTTTCATTGGACCGGGCATACCGGACATTCTCGCGCAAAATGACTTTTTGCGGGAACCACCTTCTGGCTGTGGAGCCTTTAGATTAGACCCTGTAGCGGCATTGTACTTAGCACGGCCTTTAGCGGTCAATCCTGCTCCCTTGGATACGGGTAGCTTTTCGCCACGGCCTACTGCAAGGGATGGTGTTTTCTTAGCCATAATTAAATCCTAAATCCAAAACCAAAACAAGTGCCGCCGTTACCGGTGCCAAAGCCCGTGTCAGGGTTACGAAAAATCCAGCCTGTATTGTTACCTGCGTTTACGTTTGTTGGGTCAATAGCAAT